GAGTGCTGCGATAGTGGCTAAGTAAAGCGTAAAGAAGTCTGACTGTGTCACTTCTTAATGCCCATAGAAGGATCATTAGGTGAAAGGTAGCGCAGTACAGGTGGAAGGATCGATGCAATACCAGCTGCGATGAGTGCCTGTGGATCTGTGACCCCTGCTGCATACATCGAGATTGCTGCTACTAAGAAGGCTCTAGCCCAAGATCCTGCTGCTGTCTTTAGTTCATTCATTCTTTTGCTCCTAACATAGGTACTTGAAAAAAAGCCCCAGCATCGTCAGCTTCTTTCTTAAAGCTGAAGTGCGCGTGTTTAATGTGTTTGTTAGATCCTGTGTACTTGCGCCACTTCCAGTTAAGGATGCTGGAGCAGATACGCCCATCAAATATGATGTAACTGATTCGTTTCTCTGACTTAGACTTGCAAGCAAGACGAACCTGATCGACAATGTCTGGCATAAGATCTGGCTTTCCGCCTTTGTGTAAGTCGCGGTCGATGTCAATGGCACGAACCCACCCTTGCTCATCTGGATTATGATCAGACTTGCGAGCAGAGTGTCGGGTATCACCGATCCACCCATCCGAAAGCCGATCTCTATCTGGGAAGGTGTCATCAAACTGTTCCCGAAACTGTTTAGCAGCCTTACTTAGTTGCGGCTTCATCGGTCAAACTCGGTGTGGATTGTTCCGCTTGCTGCGCTTCGTAGGTTGATTTCAGCATTGAGGTGTATTCCCCGTTGCCTCGATCAATTATTGCGTATTCCACCAATTCATTGACTGAGTTTGGCAATTCAATAAAAGTAACATTTTCCATTTTACAACTCCGCACTTAATCCGATATAGCCAGCACCATTATTATTATTTGATAAATCATAAGGCCGATATTGTGTTAGACCTGATGATACTGCCGCGATCAAAAGCACAACATCGGGGCCAGCGTGAGTTGAATCTAAAGTTACTGAAGTAACTGCTATTTGACCTGCACCATAGAAGTTAATGCCAACGGCAGAAAACTCAATAACATTTGGTTCAATTCTCATTGTTACTGGCAAACGAAACGGAAAAACGGCTCTAGTCGTGGAATCTGCATATCCAGCGGCATAAGGTGAAGCAGGACTGCCACCTGCTTGTCGGTAGTAATACCTTTGACAAGCGGCTAATTCTCCTTGAAGTGTTCCTGTTGCAGTCTCAAATGGAGTTGCCTTTGAGCCATACTCTAACTGCACGCCCCAAATGTCAATGGTGAAAGCACCTTGAGAAGTTTGTACTTGAAATGTCGGTGCAAGAAAACTGCTTGTTCCGACTGTTTTACCGCTAATTGATGCAAGGTTTATTGTTGCTGTGTATCTAACCCAGCTAGTAGTTAGCGTAAAAGTAGCAGAAGAACTTCCAACAGTTGCCGAACCGCCTGAACCAAAGTTCTGATCAATGTAGAAATCTACACTTTCTGTTGCAGCAGCCTTAGCCCAAAAAGAAAAGGTAACTGTCTGCCCAGCAAATGTTCTGACATCTTCAATTTTTTGTTGAAAATAACTTGTTGCTGTTCCTGCTCCTGCCCTTGACCATGTTGCATGGTATTGGCTTTCGTATCCTGCAACTGGTGCAGCTCCAGCAGTAAAAGCTGTGCGAACTACATTTGAGACCTGACCACCAAAGTCATTTAACAGCCAACGATCTGCCGTATAGACAAGTTGATTTGTTCCACTAAATGACGTGCCACGCTGCCAAATACCGAAGTCACCATTGATAAGTTTGTTCTTACCAGCCTGACCAAATCCTGCATTCCAGAGTGATGTGTCAATAGCATCGCCTAATGTGCGAATGTCTGCTGCGCCATTTTTTACAAGGCTTGAGTTATCTGGCTCTGACCAGCCATAATTGGGTGAAAGTGCCATTTAAGTTAGTGCTCCTGTCGCATTTGTCCATGTAAGTGTACCATTTACACCAGTCCACGCTAAGGTGGCTGGCAATACTGTTTCCCATTGTGTCGTACTGAGTGAGAAGTCTGTTGCTGAAACATAGAGAGTTATGTCCACATATGTAGGCGTGGCGTTAAGTGCCACATTTTCGACAAAGCCGTCAAAGATCCCACCGAGTAAATTGCTAGGCAGATTGTTAATAAGCACAGGCTGACCAAAAAAGACCCCGATAAGGCTGTCAAGCATTGCACTTGGCATATCTGGATTATCTAGACGAAAGCGAATAGCACCTAATGATGCTCTAGGTGTTGCACGCAATTTAAGCTCTCTAGAGGCGATGTCGGTGATGTCTGCAAGGTTCTTGATGTTAGATTCGACTGACCGCTCAAACAGCCCGTAAGAGGCTATAGAGTCTGTGTCAGAGGTGCTGTAGGTTGAGGCGTATCCTGTGGCGTATTTATAGATAAGGCTGTTACGGATACGAGCAACCTGAGTTGTTGAGGTGATAGAGCTTGGTGTTGCATATGCGCCATCGAGGTTAGTAAAGCCATTAGCTGCGAGGTAGTTAGATCTGTGATCGGCATCATCATATGAGACATCCCCGTCCTTTTCCTCGTAGAGCTGACCGAGTGCGCTGTTAGCAATTTGATCTGCAAGGGTTTGTGACTTGGCAGTAGAACTAGCTGCAAGGGCAATCATTGTGTAAAAGCCTGTGTCAATAGTGCCGATAGATGATTCTGCATCTAGCCATGTCTGTGTAGCTGGGTATGTATCCCATGTAACTGTAGGTGTGACCTCTGCCCATGTAAGGTTTAGGGCTGCACCTAAGATGTCTGCAATCTGCTCGCCATCTAATTCTTCTATGAGAGCTGTGTTATAGACAGCCTTAGTCAATTTAGCCAGTGAGCCAATGCCTAGGATTTTGCCTGTGGTTATGTAGCCAGTTTCTTCTGGGCTACGCACCCCGACATTAAAGTCTGATACTTCTCCGCCGAATACAGTTACATAAGTGCCAGTGGAGTTCTTGAGCTCTAAAGTAATTGGCTCTGTAACATTGATGGTAAAGGGTGAGTTATCTGTGTTGATAATTTCTACTTGGCAGTAACCTGCTGTAGGTTGGCGATCAATGTCTAAGCGACCAGAGGCAAAGGACACAGAGGTGACAGTCGTATAGACATCATCACCTATTGTTACACGCCACTCTGGAAGCCATGTCATAGTGCAGTTAGTGTTCCTCTTTGTTGAGCCTCGCGAAGCACATTATCGATAGCCTCCGCAATGGCGTTAGGATCTCCCACCCCTGTCTGGATAGTAATGTTAATGTCGCGTGAACCTACCGCGCCAGAATTAAACATTGAGCCACCCTCAGCTGCGCGGAATGATCCTGCATTGAATGGATTAATTTTGCCCCCTGCAAAGGAATTAACTAAGGCATTGAACATAGTTGCATCTTCCATGGATTGAAAGACTGGAGGAAGTCCATCGACAAGTTTTGTGAATTCTTTGCCGTTTTCGCCAATTACTGTGACAACGCCACCAAGGGCTTCTGTTGCCGCATTTATTTCAGCAATACTTCTAGGTGGAGTCGATGAACCCAAGCCTTTAGGTGTCTTAATGATTGTGCCGCCACCGCCGCCGCCGCCGCCACCGCCGCCACCACCGCCACCGCCGCCGCCGCCGCCACCGCCGCCTTGATTCCAATTAAACTTAAAATTGCCAAACTTTCTTAGCATTTCTTCAATCTTACGAAGTGCCTCATCCAAGTTCTTTTGATCAATTAACTCTTTAGGCTTTAGGCTTTCAAGGATTGATTTGATAGCAGCCATCTGAGTATTCTGTCCAGTAAGCGCATTAAGTACACCAAGATCAGCATTGAGTTTCTTAGTTGCCGCTTCAATAGCAGCTGTGTCCTTAGATGCAATAGCATCCTCTAAGGCAAGGATTGAACGCTTTACATTAAGGCGAGCAGTATCGTTAGCAATCTGCAAAACCTGAGCAGCAGAGGTTGCCTTGCCTAATTGCTCAGCCTGATTAGTAAGAGCTGCTGCAATCTGGATTTTATCCATGTCAAAGATTTCGCTACCCTTATTGAGGGCAAGGTTAGCCTTGTCGATTGCTGCCTGTAGTCGCTTGTCCTTTAGAATCTTTGCTTGATTAGCCGCTTGAACGCCTGTCAATTTTGCAAGTGCTGCTGCATTCTTTTTAGCAATGGCATCTGCTCGTTGAGTATCTTGTGAAGATACACTCATTGAAATATTGCCAAAGCCTTTGCCATCACCGAATAAACCGCCAGAAGGTGCAAAGAATGATAGATTCTTAAAATCAAAGATTGACTTTGTAATCTTTATAAACTCGCCTGCTTCGCGAGTAAAGTTAGCAATTGACTGCGCTACTCTATCGATCTTCTTGATTAGATCATCTGTAGAAGTAGAATTACTTGCTGTCACCAAAGCATCAACAAGACCCTTGCCAATGGTTTCCTTAGCATTGTTTCCAGCAACAGTTAATTTAGCAAGCGAACCTGCATAGGTATCGGCTGCTGCTGTTGCTTGCCCTGCGAATAATGTTGATAGACGAGCTTGAATTTCCTCAAATGAAGAAGATGTGAGTTCTGCCTTTGTGAGTCCTACACCTAAGCGGCCAAGTGCTTGAGTTTGGCCTAAATAAGCTTTCTGTAAAGATTGCGATACTTGTGTCAGGCTTCTACCCGTACCTGCTGAAATGTCTAATGCAAGTCCTAGCAATTCCTGAGACTTAGTAACATCACCTGTAGCGCGAAGCATTCGATCCATTGCTGGACGAAGTTCATCATCGAGCACACCTGTCTGCATTTCAAGGCGAGAGATAAAGCCATTGACTGTATCAGCGTTTGATCCGTAAGCAAGGCCTAGATTTTTAAGAGTAGTGCCTAGTGCTTTTGCTGCCTTGTCATCTTCTGCAAAAGCCTTAACAGAGGACTTGGCAAAAGCCATAATCTTTTGTGCGCTATAAACAGCCAGTAAGCCTTTAGCAAGCTGCTTAGTGCTTTTAGTTAATTTGTCTGTAGAGGTTTCTGCTTGCTTGAAAGCCTTTTTACCAGTGAACTCGGTAGCAATATCAATTTTTACTTGTGCCACGATTAGCCTCTCACTGTTGCGCGTTGGTTAAGTTTAGTCTTAGCGGAGTCTATAGCCTTTAACACAGCTGAAAGAGCTTTACCATTGTCTTCTTCGTAGGCGCGATAAAGACCGCGACCTCTGCGATTTCGTGATCCCTTTAATTGAGATGCGTTTTTAGCTTCTTGGTTTTTAACAAACAAGCTGTTAGGATTTACAGTTCCAGCAATTTCATAAATAGCTCCAGCGCGTGTTTTATTGAATAATCGCGCTACAGATCTAAAACCTCTGGAATTAGCCTTAGAAGGACTTGACTTAAAACCAATGTTAGATTTAACAATAGAGGGAACATATTTAGGAAACTTAGCAGTGCTGAAAGCAGAAGAAACAGCATTAATTTGATTGCCAGAAATTCCCCAGTTTGACAAAACTTGGTTTTCGTTAGGCATGTACCCTCTAGCCGTTTTTATTATTGGTTTAACTGCTAACGACATTTCCTTTGTCAGTTTTTTAGACAGATCAGGTGTGAATTGTCTGAGGGCTTTTCTAAGCTCTACCGCGCCTTTTACCTCTGTTGGCATCGCTCACCTCTTTCGCTTCATCTTTAAGCCCTTGCACTAATGCATCGAGCATGGTCTTATCTAGATCTAATAACTGCTGTGGCGCGATTCCCAATCTAATGCTTAGCCTAGCGATTAGATAGGTGAATGGAAGATCGCGCTTTAAGCTAAAGGGTCTGAGTCAAGCACCTCAACACTTTTAAGTGTCTCGATGAAGTCCATCCCGAAAGGCTTAACAGTTTCACCTGACCTGCGTGTTACTTCCCATGCTAACCAATAGACATCGCTTTGCTTTTCTTCATCGCGAAACGCCTTATGGAAGCCCTTTTTAGCGTACTGCTCGAATGAGTACTCCACTGCTGGAGTGATCTCGCCTTCCAATACGCTTCCGTCTGTACGAACGATCTTTAGTTTTGCCATGAGTTTGCCCCTTTATAGTTTGTTTAGAATGTGCCTGTTGTGGCGACTGCAACTGTTGAGTTAGCAGTAAATGTGATTGACTGTGTGCCAATGTCACCAACAGCACCATTGATGTCTGTAGTGTTATTGACTAGCAATGAGACTGTGTACAGAGGGTTAGTCGCTGAGA